TGGAAATCAACTTCTAAATCTTTGTGGGGTGGTTCTTTTGACCCTCTATCTAAGTAAAGATGATGGTGGTTCATCAGATGGATCTTCTGGATCTGCTGATGGAGGAACAGCAATTTCTTCTGGTGGTAATGGAGGAACAATGACAAATTCTCCTACAAGTCCAGATAGCAGCACAAATACACCAGTAATTGCTACTCAAGCACATTTAGTTGGTGCATTAATGCATTATGCTGAATCAGGAAGTAAAAATAAAAAATTAAAAGATCATATTATTCATCATGCTAAAAGATTAAATGCAACACATTTATTGCCACATAATTTTAATAATGAAACTACTAAATCAGAATGCTGTCCTGAAGAATCATTTGAAAAGCAAGCACCATGTTGGGATGGATATGTACAGCGTGGCATGAAGCCAGGAGCAAATGGTAAACCAGTGCCTAACTGTGTACCTGCTGCAAAAGCATTAGACTTGTGGGAAGATTCAGATGACGTTACATATGAAACAGACTCTATGTCAAAGGCTGATGGATATTCTCCACCAGCGGGAGCAAGATCTGCTGCTCGTAGAGCAATTAAATTTAAAGAAGAAGGAAAGGCTAACGGCGCAGGAACTGCAGTTGGTTGGACCAGAGCAGGGCAGTTAGCAAGAGGAGAAACTTTATCTCTTAGTACCGTTAAAAGAATGTATTCATATTTTTCACGTCATGAAGTAGATAAAAAAGGTAAGGATTGGGGCAATACTGCTAATCCTTCTAACGGATATATTATGTGGCTTGCATGGGGTGGAGATGCAGGTTTTTCTTGGTCAAGATCAATTGTAAATCGTGAAGCAGATAAAATGATTTTTGCTAACTTTGGCAAAGAAATCACACCAATTGTAAGATCAAATGGTATAGAAATTTTTCATCAGCCTGAAAACTAAGGTATAAAATGCTTAAATGGCTTTTTATGGGCTTGACATTGATCAACTTAATTGCTATACTTAAATCAAGGATAAACAAAAAGTCTGTCCTAAACAAGTATGTTCATAGACAAAGCACTGTTCATCAAGTAGCAAAATTAATTTTGCCAAAGAACTCAGAACTTTTATCTAGAAAACCTACTCAATATAAAAATTACATAAAAAATAAAACAATTAGAGTTATTACTGCTCCTGATGGCAATGCTTATTGGGTTAAAGATAATAAATTTTATTGTGCAGAATATAATAATAACGGAGAATTTGATCCAACTCAAGCAAAAGAGATTGATGCAAGTTCTTTGTCAAAAAAAGAAATTAATAAACTTTTATTAATATTAGATAATTTGAACAGGGGAGCAATAAATGATAGTGGCAATTCAGGGCACTAATGCCTTTGATGACTACAATGTTTTCTTAAGAGCAATGGGAGTTGCTATGTCTGGAATGCATGAAGAAGATAAAGAAATTTATTTGTATTCTGCTGGACCTGCTAAGGTTAATTCCATGGTTTCAGAGTTTTCTAATCTTTCAGAGCGTGGCTTGAAGGCTCGTGGTAAAAAAATTAAATACTTTAAAGTTCCACAATATTGGTTAGAAGAAAATATAACGTCAATTAATTATCTTGCATTTTTAAGCAAGCCAAAAGAACCACTTTCAAAACTTGTTGCTTCTGCAGAACTTAATTCTGTTGAAGTTGGCATTTTCCGATACTAGAGAAAAGAAAAATATAATGATAAAAGATCTTGAAACAATGGAAAAGATTGTTGCTAATAATAGCAACCTTTCATGGGATGGATGGAATGTAGTAGAACTTATTCCATCAAATTCTGCAATGTTTAAAACTGATGGGGCATTTGTTAATAACAAATGGAACACCAAAAAAGTATATTCATACGCAGAAGAAGGGTGGGCAATTCCTAAAAAGTATGTGAGGTAGCCATGAAACAGCATTTATGGAAAGATAATGCAAAATGTTTAGATATGGACACTAATCTATTTTTTGAAAAATATGAAGATGAAGAATCTTTAAGACCAGCAATAGATAATATATGCAAGCAATGCCCAGTATTAAAAACATGTTTTGCCGTAGGAATCTCTAACAAAGAGTGGGGAGTTTGGGGAGGAATATTCATAGAAAATGGTAAAATATCTAGAGAATTTAACAAGCACAAGTCTAAACAAGATTGGGGAAACACATGGAAATCATTGACAATGGACCAGTAGGCGGTAAATACATTTTTAAGTGTAAAGAATGTAAATCATTAATGACATTTGATATGACTTTTTTCTTTGATCCAGATATTGACGTTTATTGTCCTTGCACTAAACTTATGGAATATATTGGAAAGTAATGGCACTTGGATATACAGATGAAATGCGTAGGGCTTTTCATGCTATTTCAGCACCTAAAGGTTTTGGCGTAGAGTTAATTGATAATACTTATTTCATTACAGTTCGTATTGATGAAAAAGCATTTCTTTATTTAACTCACGATCAAAAAATAGAGGCTTTTGAATACATAATTAAAGTTCAAAAGGCTTTAGAAGAAGCAGGTGCTGTTGTTCAAGTAGTTAGAAAGCCTTTAAAGTAATGTCAATATTTATTTCTATTGCTAGTTATCGTGATCCACACTTGCAACTAACACTTAAAAGTGCTGTTGAAAATGCACATAATCCAGGGGATTTATTCTTCGGCATTGTTAATCAAGATACTGCAAGAAATGAAATTGACTATTCTTTTTTACCAGATTACTCAGTAATTAAAATGCATCCAAGAAATGCTAAGGGTGTAGGATATGCAAGAAGCAAAGCAATGTCTTTATACAATGGAGAAGATTATTTTTTACAAATTGATTCTCATACACAGTTTGCAAAAGATTGGGATATAAAATCTATAGAACAATTAAAAACTGCACAACAAATTGCAGGTCATAAAAAAATTATACTTTCTTGTTATCCTGGACCTTACAGTTTAGATAGTGATAAAGTATTTATACATACTATATCAACAGAAGAACATCCAGTTGAACCAACAAAACAAATAGCCAGACTTAGAGTTGATGATCAATGGTCTGCAATTAGAATTCCAATGGATAATCCAGGATCTGAAAAACCAGAATTGTCTAATACAATTCTTGCTGGATATATTTTTACAACTGGTAATATAGTTAAAGAAATTCCATATGATGAAGAAATAAGTTTTATGGGAGAAGAAATTTGTTTTGCAATTAGAGCATGGACAAGAGGTTGGGATATATATTCTCCATCAATTCCGATTGTTTATCATTTTTATAAACGTAATGGATATCCTAGAATTTGGTCTGATGATGTTATTAGAGAACAAAATTGGAATCAACTTCAAGAAATATCAAAAGAAAAACAAAGAAAAATTTTGTGTGGAATTGAAGAAGGAATAATGGGTGTAGGATCTATTAGAACTATTAAAGATTATGAAATTTTAATAGGTTATGATTTTAAAGAAATATATAAAAGATTGACAAAGAAATAATATACGTGTACAATAGATATATAGAGATAGGGAAAAAATGTTAATAGCACTTATTACAACAATGTTTATTGTTTTATTTTTGGGAATAAAAACATTTAAGTTAACAACTCAAAATAAACAACTTGTACAATTAATTAATGCTTTAAACATTAAAATAGATTCTAATTCTGATCCAGTTAAAGAAGATTTTTTAAAATTTGTTTCAGACTCTCGTGAATGGGCATTTGAATATATAGAAGAATTTCAAAAAGAATTAAATGTTTTTATAAAAGAAGTTGAACCATTAATCAATTATTTTGATAAATACGGATCTGTAGGGCCAGAAAGTCCAGACAAAGAAGCACTTAACAAAATTTCCTTAGCATATAAGGAATTAATTAAACTACTACCAGAGGAAAAATAATGAAAGATATCGTACTATCAACACTTACAGGTTTTGGATGTGGCGTTGTATTCGCAGCATTCAAATTGCCAGTTCCAGCACCACCAGTTTTTGCGGGAGTCGCAGGAATTATTGGTCTGTGGATTGGTTTCACAATACTAACTAACGTTATATCCTAGGAGGAATAATGAATAAGAAACAACTAAACGCACTACTAGCATCATACGGACGATCAGTTCTTGGTGCAGGTCTTGCACTATACATGTCAGGTGTAACAGATTTAAAGACACTTGCATACTCACTAATTGCTGCAATTGCACCTGTTGCATTGAGAGCAATCAATCCAAACGATACAGCATTTGGTCGTTTACCAGAAGCATCAGTAGTTGAAGCAGCAGTAAAGAGTGCTACAGTGAAGAAGGCTCCTGCTAAGAAGGCAGCAACAAAGAAGTAATTTAATTACTTATAAGAAGGCCAGTCCATAACGGATTGGCTTTTCTTATTTGTGTATAATATTTTCGTAACGTTCTTTAAGATTTGCGGGATCAAAGTGAAATAATCCTAATCTAAACGCTTCTTTTTTAATTGATTCTTGATCATCATTGTTAGCATAATTATCTACTAACTCAGCCAACTTAATAATATCAACATCATAAACATCAACAACAACTCTAGCCTTAAATTCTCCTATTTTTTTAGCGGGAACAACCCATTCTTCAGGAAGAATAGTATTATTAGGAGAAATATTAGTCATAAACACTGGAAGTCCACTCATAAGAGCCTCATTCATAGGCAAACAAAGCCCTCCATAGCGTCTAGGAAGGATTAAAGCGTCAAACCCATCATATAGGTCCTCTTGCTTCTTTAAGTCCCTACAATCAATTGTAATGCGTGGATCTTGTATGGCTATATCTAATGGTTCTTGGGTTCTTATTACCAACTCATAGTCAGCCTTGGAATACCTTAACATTTCTATTATGCTTTGAGTACCGTTTCTATCTTTAGTTGCTGCTGTACCCAAAATATGCAAAAATCTTTTATGTTTTTTAGATAGATTATTTTCTCTAGCATTTTTAAAATTATCTGGATTTGTTGGGGGAGGAAGATGAGTTAGTTTAGTTTGATTACCAAATACCCTAGCAACTTCATCAAATCCCCAAAGACTTGGAGATAAAAGATGTTGTGCAACTGGATTATAAGGGTATAGCATATTTTCAAAAAATTCATAATTATATTGTTGAATAGTTTTAACACCATATCTGCCAGCAAGTGCAACAAAATCTTTATGATAAAAAGTTTCACATGTTAAGACAACATCTAAACCTTCAAGAAATTTTTTACATGCATTTATATCTGGATAAGCATATTGATCTTGAACATTGTAGCCTTGATACCATTCTGGATGCTGTTGTTTCTTTTTAAACTCTGAAAAATCAATAAGCAATACTTTATCAGGATTGAGCATATCCACAAGTTCTCTTGTTTGATTGCCCAGTCCACTATTATCTGATCTTGCTATGATTCCTAGTCTCATTCTGTGTAACCCCATGTTTCATCATCTGTTGTAAATTTTTTTGTACCTGCTCTACCATCTAAATGAAGTGATCTTTTAATATTTCCTTCTGGATGATAGATATGTAGTTTGTGTTCTTCCCAACCCATTTTAGAATATTTATTATATGGAAGAATATGATCCTGAATTAATCCATGAAGTGTATCTTCAATAAATTCTTTATCTGGCATTAAAGGCAAAACAATATCTCTATAATAATCAACAGTTGTAAGATGTGGACGTTGACTCCACTGTGCTGTTTCTAAAAAATCTCCATTTAACTTAAACATTAAATGTTTATGTGGCTCAGGAATTGATGCTTCAAAATGAAACCTAATTGTTTTCCCTTGTCCAGTTTCAATAAAATTAATACACTTATCCCAATCAATTGGTTCATCTGTTACAAGTGGTGCATCTCCCTCAACATATAGAATAAGAGGAGTCTTAATCATGTTTATTGTTTTAAACATCATCGTTGTTTGATGACAAAAACTATCAAAAATTATAGGAAGAATGTTTGTGTCTTCGTGTAATGCTTTCCATAATATTCTATTTTTATATTCATCGTAATCGTTTTTTCTATTAATTCTTTCATCTCTAAGTCCATCAATTTGAATTATGATTTCGTTTGTAGGAAAATGATGTCTAATAGATCTAATAGTTTCATCAACAATGTGTGTGCTAGGATGACTTGGGATTACGGAGGTTACAATGACAATTGTTACATCATCTTTATTCATTTAAATCCTCCATTATTTCATTAAACAAATCTCTTTTAAATTTAATCCACCATGAAACTGCTTGATGCATATTTTCTGGATAATTACTATCTAAGTTTACCATTAAATTTGATAATTCTTCCCAATAAGTTACTGAAACTATAGGCATTGTTTGTTTAAATAATGGACCAAAGTAGTTTGGTTTTTCTTCTTTTGGTGTTGTTGTATCAAGTATTGGATAACACAATAACTCTAATGCTTCATAAAACCTAAAAGAATCAAGAACTACTATTCCAGAAGGGCAAGGAACAAATTTAGACCTAGACATATTATTATAGTAAACATCTGGAGTATCTCCTTGAGTAAAACCCTCAGTAAGTTTATAGATTGCATTAGGTATAGTGGGCAATACTTTTGATAATTGTTTTCTTCTATTGTGATTTATTTGACCACTGAAATAAAGATCAATGTCTTTTGTTTTATATTCTGGTGTATATTGTTTAAAATGTTGTGGAACACCTTGTGGAAATTTATTATATTTTTGATGTTTATCATGTGGATACTGAATCCATATGGATATGTTGCGATGAATAATTTTGTCTGCATCAAACACTCCTGCCTCATCGCCCATTATAAAAAGAACAACTCTTGTTATGTTATTTAATTCATGTGATATTTTTGTTTCTAGACCTGCGTTAGATGGTCCAGGTATTGCTACAAATGCTTTATCACAATATTCTAAAGATGTTGCATTAATCTGCTCAACGTTTTTTCTTTCACAAAATTCTTTTAATAAACCATAATCCCATTTGTTTACAGCAGAATCTTTACCTTCAGCAGAATAAAGATATAGTTTAAATTGGCTCATAAAGAAAATGAACCTCATGCTGATAATCTAAATAGGTTTCTTTATAACCCATGCCTTTGATCCACTGCCTAAGATCATATAGATATTCATTCCATTGCTGTATCATAAATTCTGGATGACCAGATAGCCAGATCTTTGGTTTAAATTCTCTCATTACTTTTTCCGCACCACCCAACACACGCCACTCACTACCCTCTACATCTAAAGAAATTGCGGTAGGTGGTTTGATACCATGATCATAAACACAAGAATCTATAGTAATCTGACCATAGTTAGCACCTTCAAGGTATAGTTCTTTAAATCCATGAGCAGCCTCAATTGTTTGATTAGCCTCTGGTGGGAATTCGTTATAGTAAATACGAGCAAGATCATTAATCTTATCAGAAGCAAATCCAGGAATACACGCTAATGGCATTTCTAAATTGTTTGCTTCCCAAAGCAAAGGAAAATGAGACCAAACTTTGGGATTAGGTTCAAATAAAACTACTTCAGTACCCCACATTTGGCACAAAGCAGGGAACTCTCCTTCTTCTGCTCCAACATAATATACAACATCTCCTGCGCCAAGTCCTTCATGCATGGATTTAAGCCTAGGCTTTTCCCATCCATGCTCTTGATACCAATCAGGCCTTGCTGCACGATGTTCTGGCAATACTATTTCAAATTCTCCATTGATAAGAGACTTAATCATTTCAGTCATATCTTTAACTCCTTTAATATAGTTGCCCATCTGTGCACGTATGTATGCTCATCTATTGTTCTATCATGTCCAGCAAGACGAATAAACTCTCTCTCTTTATCATGTTGTAAATAATAGTCAATTTTATTTTTTAGATCTGTAAGATCACCATGTTTGTAGAACACAACTTCTTCATCAGTAAACAAATCATAAAGCCCCTCAATGTCAGGGTAAATAGTAAAACCACCACGACCAGTAGACTCAAATAATCTATCACTTGTATAGTAAGGATAGTTAAATCCTATATTAAGGCTATCTCCAATAGCAATCTTGCTACGTGCATAAATTCTATTTAGATCATTTCCACGAACAGTTCCTGTATCACCATCTCCACCCACATGAAGAAATCTATTTCCATAAGTTGATCTTAAAAAGTCTATTAATTGTGGACGATATGGGTATTCATGATGATAACGCTTACTACCAACAAAGATTACATCATAATCAAAAGACTTTCCGTCATAATGATCATGTAGATAGCACTCTTTACCAAACACACCTGCTGGTAAAAAATGTCCTTTAACATCTGTATTTTCATTAAACCAATCAGCCATTAATTTATCTACTGTAAAAAAGTGTCCAATTGTTTTATAAAAGTTATCTTTTTCTAAATCTGTTTGACGATCCAAACCAAACCATAAATCAAGATGGTAAGTCATACTTGGTATATGAAGTTCTTTAAGTTGTTCAAGAACACTATCCATACTAACATTACCTGTAGTTTGCCAACCATGTGTGTGCACCCAAACAAATAGATCACTATCTTTAGCAAATCTAAGAATTGTATCTGTACTTTCTTGTGCTTCTTGTAATTTAATTACTTGATGTCCTAATGATTCTAGGCTTCTAGCATGATGATTTTCACTGCTATATGATACTTGAAAATTACCAAGAAAAGTAATTGTTGCCATGGAAATTAATCCATTGTGGGTTCAGGTTTAGCAACTGCACCTAGTTGCCAGTGCCATTTTTGATGCATGTCAATGCGCTCTGCAATAAAGTTAGCAACACCTTGCTCACGATTTGCATCAGCCATATCAAAGCAATCCTTTAGTTTAGCAAGGGTTGCATCGTTTGAAGCAAGAAGATCTGCTGCCATAACCTCAAACTCTGAAGTAACATCAGTTTCTGGAACATCTACTGAAAGTGCTGAAAAGCGGGAAAGTTTAAATGGTGCATAAACATCAAGTCTACGCAGAATTTCTGCAAAACCATCAATGGCTTCTTCATAATCATTGTAAAGCATTTCAAAAAATGTATGTGCTTGAGGAAAATCGTCACCTTCAACATTCCAGTGGTATCCATGAGCCTTAAATTTTAATGCTACTGTGTCTGCAAGTAGTTCTCTGAGGGTATTAATAAATTGTTCCATGTGTTTATTATAGCATGCTATTGTGCCCCTGGCAGGAATTGAACCTGCGACACATGGCTTAGAAGTCCATTGTTCTATCCACTGAACTACAGAGGCTTGGAGCGAAAGACGAGACTTGAACTCGCAACATTCTGCTTGGAAGGCAGAAACTCTACCAATTGAGTTACTTTCGCTTGGCTGGTCTGGCAGGCTACGATCCTGCGACATCCGAATTAACAGTTCGGCACTCTACCAACTGAGTTACAGACCAGTACAACAGGTAGGACTTGAACCTACGATAACTGAATTATGAGTTCAGGGCCTTGACCAACTTGGCTACTGTTGCTTATATTATAAGTTTAGTACAAACTACACTCAATGTCAATTAAACATTGAACATCATAGAAATAGCAGCCCTAGGTTCTCTAGGATATATTTCATGCGTTAATCCAGCGGGAACAAAAATCATATCGCCAGTATTTAAAGTATAAACCTTATTATCATAACCAACCATTACATGCCAATCAACTGATCCAGGACCTTGTAAATAAAATACATCATATTGATCCTCATGCTTTCCAATAGTTGGTTCACGAGTTCCCAATGCAGTAACGCAGAATGCTGATTTAAATGTTGTTTGCAGCATATTAGATAGTTCTTGAATTATTTCATTAAGTTTTGGATAAACTAATTCTGCATTATCTATGGTCATTGTTTGCTGATGCCAAAAATGTGCTTGACCAATAGTTCTATGTATATTATCACGTACAGCCTGATTAGGCTCTTGTACAGCAATTGCTAAATGTTTTAACACTAATTGCCATGAAACCACATCTTGATAAACATTTTCAAAAAAGATAGGTTCTTTATTTAACTTAGCAAGTTGAAGTTGATCATGATTCATAAAATAATTATACCTTAATCATTTTTGTGTGCACCATAATTAAATGCAAGAATTAGATATACTAAAAATAACCAACCTAAAAACCAAATCATTTGTGCTCCTTTAAATGTCTATTTAATGTTTCATGTGCAAAACCAGATCGTACTTCAATCTCTTTGTCACATTGTGGACAAGTAACTGTTCTATTACTCGCCAAGAGGACCCCAAGAAATGTTAAGTTCCCAGAGTAAAAAGTTGATAATGATATGTCCATTATTGATTAGAGTCTTTGGTGCATAAAGAATTCCAAAGCCAATGTAAGGTGTTCTATTAAAGTTCATTTTGTCCCCTTGCAATTGCAGCACCTGCTTCAAAGGCTTTTCTAGTCCTGCGACTCTTAAGCCATCCTTGACGCTCCCAAAGCGGTATAGTAGCCATAATATCCATAGCAATCTGCTCTCTAATTTCCTTGACTGTAAGAATAACTATATTAGCAATTACAGCCTTACGATCATCATCTAGTTCATCAAGCCATGTTTCTAATTCTTTTTGTGTTGACTCAGCCATTTTTCTTTCCTAAGATATCTAGAACTTGAGCCTTCATTCCAACGGCATTGGTAACGGAAGCCTCAATATTAATAGCCTCTACAGCCTTAATAAGATCTTCACGTAAAGCCTTTACAGCCTTATGTGTACCATTACACATGCCTTCTTTGTCAGTGGTATAACCACATCCGCACTTACCCATTATGAGCCTTTGATTGATCAATCATTACAACAAACTTTGCCAAATTATCTGCTAATGAAGTTGCTGCATCTTTAATTTCTTGAACTTCTGTTTGTGAAACTGCTATATAAGTTGATAGTGCCTCTAAGACTGCTGCTTGAGCCTTAAGATCTTCTAGATTATTAATTGGTCCACTCATTTTGTATTCCTTCCGTTTCTTGTATTTCTCTTTTTATATCGTTAATAGTTTTTTCTGGCATATTAAATTCTTTGTCAAAATCTGCTTCATTCATATAATCAGTATACTACAAAATTTTTAGTTTGTAAAGTTCGGCGACAAGAGGGTTGTATACCTATCTATGAGTCTGGCGACTCACCATTGGTTAAGTCTTCCCACATTGCCATGTCAACTGTGTAATATGTTCCCCAACATTCATAAGGCTTATTTAATATTGTATACATTTTTGCGTGATACTTATAAGCAAAGCCTAACTTACCTTCTTGATCATAATCAAAACACTTAACTAAATGATTACCTGCATATGCTCCACATATATTACCTATCCACCTAAGTGGAACTATCCTAGTCCTCTGAATCTTCTTTGAGTTGTTGAGGAACCCATCGTAATCTTCCATCTACATATATCCTTTCATATCCTAGTGCTTTCCAATCCATTTGAATTATGCGTGGTTCTTTCATCCTAACTCATTCTCAATAGACTGAATAGTTTGGCAAGGATATTTAATCTTACATTGTTCACAAGATATTGATTTTAATACACTAGCAAATGGACGTCCATCTAAAATCTTTTCATATGGCTTATGCAATTCCACTACTGCACGAAGGGCAGTTATCATTCTAGGTTTAGAATCAAAATATTGTACTTGAAACTCACCTTCTTCATCAATTTTTGCTAATAATTGATCATGTGTCATTCTTCATCCTTTTCCCATATAATTAAACACTTAGTACATTGTATACCAAGTTCTCTTACATACCAAGTATGTTTACATTTTTTATTCAAAATCTACCTGTTCTTCAAATATCTTGTTTGGCTCTTTATCATCATCCATAGCCCCACATACAGTACAGGTAACTTGACCGTCAAGGTCTAAGTCAAATGTACAATTGTGTGTCATTGTCTGTGTCTCTTTCTATTACCATATTTTGATTTAACTTCAGCTTTAGCTTTGTCTACAATTGATTTAACGGGACACCAGATGTTTCCATCAACCATAGTTTGATGAGTATCCCAAAATGAATCGCTATCTTTATTTATAGTACAGCATTTAGTATCCACCAGTACACTCGTTTCTTGTATGATATAGTCTAATCTTTGTCATTGTCTTCTTGTTGGGGGCCGTAAGAATTTCATCGCAGCACCCACAGTTAAAGTCCCATTCACCACTAAAAAAATCATAACGATAGCCTTTATAGTTAGCATACTTTTTGGCTACAAATGTCTCAAATGGATCTGGTATCTCATAGTACATACCTAATTATAGCATTTTAATAAATGCTATGTCAAGGTTTTATATTCTTTTTAATTTTTGCAATTAAAGATTCCCTGATTCCGCTATTTTTAAATCTTAAATAAAGACTGTTTAAAGTAGACGATGGAAATATTTTTCTTGCCATAATTGCTTGATCAGCATAATTTTGAACTTCTTCATCATAATCAAATCTAATTAAATTAATATTTTTATCAGTCATAAATTCAACATAAAAAAGATCTTCATTTTCTTTAATTTCAAAGATTCCAGAATTGTTCCACATTTGATATTGAAGAGGATAGGGTCTAAACCACTTACCTATATCAAACTCGCCTGGTATTGTTGATCTATACCCTTCAGTTTTACTAAAATAAGGGTTTGTAAATCTTGCAATTAAAGGTTCCTCAGCAAAAAATATATAATAAGCTTGATAAACAAGCATTGGGCCAAAATTAGAAACATTTGGATGAGTATCGCCAATTAAATCAATTAGGTTATTTTCATTTAAGCTTACAATATTGTTGTATTCATATTTAAATTTTGAAGATATTGGACTACTTACTGAATATAAATTTTTTGTTAAATCTTTAACTGCTGGGCAAGAAAAAAGAGTTTGATTTTTACTATTTATTGTTTTGTTTTTTATTAATTCTTTAAATAATTTTTTAGGGGAATTGAATAAAAGCATAGATGTTTGTTCTTCTGGTGCTGACCAGGCAGTCCAATAAACATTTATAGTTTCTTTTTTCATAAATTAAAGTATATCATTTAAAATATATGTTGTAAACAGGCCAATATAGCCACGCAGGACTATATTGGCTTATCATATTTTATATGGCTATTTAGTTTATTTATCTTTATGGCACTTATTGACTATAGCACAAAGTTCATTTTGCATGTCTAGCAACTGTGC